CAAGTAACTACAAGACCAAATACGGGGAAAACATGAGCGCCGTAATCCTGCTGATCGTATCGCTGCTGATCTACTTCATTCCGACTTTCGTCGCGCGATCGCGCCGGCATCACAACTACGGTGCGATTGTGGCGCTGAACATCTTTCTTGGCTGGACGTTCATCGGTTGGGTTGCGTCGCTCGTATGGGCGCTGACCGCCACGAAGGCAGCCAGCGCCGCATAGATCAGGCGGCAGCCGCCCCGCTGCCCCAATGGGACCATCCGAAAGCGCGCACGCCGTAGAACATGAGGGCCGCGCGCCACGCTGCAACGCCAGTCAGCAACGACGCCTCACGCAAAACAGCGTCGGCGACATCGCGCGTGACGAGGTGCGTCGAGTACAGAAAATCATGGACGACGCTAGCCTGATTGGCTGCTCCGCCGGCCAGCAGGTAGACCAGAGGCCAGCGCGGCACTGACGCAAGGTCGGTGACAAAACCGGCCGGCACGGTGAACGTCTGTCCTGCTACGTCGGACTGGTAGACAACCGGCTCATTCAGCCGCCAGGTCGGCGGCGACTCCTTGATCAGATCCGCGTCCAGGTCGCCGGAGAGGAACTTGCTCATTGCAGTGGCGCACCAGCGAGCGGCGTCGATGCCGCAACCGGGGCCGTGGCCGTGACAGCAGGAGCGAGGCTGATGGCAATGTTGAACGCCAGCACGCCAGTATCAATCGCTGCGTCCGCTGCCTTGATCTTGTCAGGCGACAGCGACGACGAGTCAACCAGCGACTTGACGAGCGGCAGCGTCGCATTGACGACCGACTGCAGGTCCGGTTTGGCAACCGACGCGCCGGCAGAGCAAACCTTGTCGACTGCAGGCTGAACGGTCTCGGTCAGCGTCTTTTCAGCGCCGCCAGTGAATACGCCGTCACCATTCAGGATGGCGATTTCGCCGTTAGCAGCGCCGCATGCGATGCTTACCTGCTGAGCGAACGTGAGCGTCGGGGCGCCGGCGCATGCGGAGAGAGCGAGCGCAACGAGGCCAGCCGCAAGAGCGGCGAAAATCTTCTTCATGGGATTGTGTCCAGAGAGTGCCGCGGCGCGGCGTGGGTGATTACTGCGCGGGAGTTGCGGCTTGCTTGGCGGCGGTGCGCGCCGCGATGTAGTTGAGCGCTGCATGTGTGCCGGATGCGAGCACGCCAGCGACAAGGGCCGACACGCTTACCGGGACTGGCACATGAAACGCGAGGGCGAGCGCCCATTCGACTGCTGGCATGAGGGTGGTGGCCGAGATTGCGACACCGCCGGTGATGACTGCTGAGTTTTGAGTCATGGATGCTCCTGTTCGTCTTCGCTGAAAATGAAATCTTCGCGCTTGATTGCCTGCATGATCCAATGTGGGAAATCCATCATGTGAATGCCGTGGCCCGGCCCGCGGTGATGCTTCTCGCAGAGAATCCGCATGTTGTATTCGCTATCGATGAAGTCGGCCGGCTCCTTGAAAGTCGACCAGTCGAAGCTAGGGTGCAGCGCGCGCATCTTGTCCCAATCGATGCCGTCGCTGTCGGCCCATTCGGCGTGCCAGTGATGCACCTCGCGCTTTTCCTTCGTTCCGCAGACCCAACACGGCGTATCAAGCACGGCAACGAGGTGGTGCTTGGTCTTTCGGAACAGCGGTGATTCGGTGCGCGGCGGATGGTCTGGATAGAAGATGCTGAAGTGCAGAGTTTCAGACTGCTCGTGTTCGTGTGCGATTTGCATGGGCGTAAAAAAACCGCCCGGAGGCGGCATATAGTGAGGTGATGAAGGTCAGATGCCGAGCGCGTGCTTGGCAGCCGCATAGAGGGCGTCGCGCTCGCCCTTCCCTTTCATCGCGGGGCCATTGATCCGGCGCGTGATGCTGTCGAATGCGCCAGAGTCGGCCAGCGTGTTGCAGCCGTACTCGACCCAAAACCAGCCAGCGGACAAAGCGCACAGCGCCGGATCGGCGCGCAGCTTGTCGGGTGCCATCACCAGATCGAGCGAAATGTCATGGCCGAACGCGGCGAAGTTGTCGTGAAAAGTTAGCTGGATCAGGCCGCTGCCGCGGTATCGCCAGCCGTCGCCAGTCATGCTGTCGCCGTTGCCGTACTGGTTCGCGTACACGATCGACGCGATGCGCTGCTGGCGCGCAACGGGAACGAATGGCTCGTTCGGCTGACGGCCGAGCGTGTTAGCCAGCGCGAACGACATCTTGCGCGGCCACGTCGCCATCAGGCCCGGCACGCCGTAGTTGAACGACTCCTGACTGGCGGATAGCCCTGCGCTTTCGTGGCCCACTTGCGAGAGAAACGCAGCGATGCGCAACGGCGTATTGACCGAGTAGCGATCGCATGCGGCTTGCAAGGGGGCCGCGTACTTGGCGGCATTGGCAGCGCTGGCACCACATGCAACCTGAAGCAGTGCTGGCGTGATGGTCATGGCTTGTCCGCCTTGAGATCCAACTTGTCCTCGATGCGCTCCAACTTCGCGAACACTGCGCCGATCGTCTTGTTCAGGTTGTCGAGCGCCTTTTCCAAGGTGTTCGACGTGACGAAATTCTCGGCACAGTGCAGTTTGAATTCAGCCAGCGCCGTCTCTGCGCGCTCAACGCGGGCGTGAACGGTGCGAAATAGCCACCAGACGACCACTCCTGCGCCGCCGGCAGCCGTGAGCAGCCAACTGTTCAAAACATTGAGATCCATCGGGCTTCCAAAGAAAAAGCCGCACTAGGCGGCTTGGGGTTGCGATACAAAAAACTGCTTGCGTTTGCGATACCGTATTAGTATCCTTCATATCGTCATAACAACGAACGACGAACGGAGCAAACGCAATGAAACACACGTCACCAACGTTAAGCACCCGGTTTAGCTGGCTCGCCATGCTTGGCAGGCGAAAAAATTTGTCGGCGTCGGATACTGTCCTGGTATCTGTTGCTTGCGCGTTCGTGGTCTGCGCAACGCTGATGCTGTCCGCTTGCGGCGGCGGTGAATCGCCTGCGAAGCCTGTCACAGTCAAAACGGTGGCTCCAGCGCTGATCCCCGCGTCCGACGCATCTGCTGCTGATCCTGCATCTGCGCCTAGCTCGACGGATCAGGCCGCGTCAGCACCCGTTGCAGCGTCCTCGCCTGCGCCGGTATCGACTCCGGTCGCATCTGCGCCAGCATCTACGCCGGTCGTCAACATCGACGTCTATGGCGATGATCAGATGGCGGGATTCGCCATGAATCAGTACGGCTTCCCGTCCGTCGTATCGCCCAATGAGCCGGCCGCACTTCAGGCGCTTTTGCGGCAGCAGTTCAACGACACAGGCATCACCGTTTCCAGTCATGCGACTGGCGGCACGTCGAGCAGCCTCTATAACGAGTTGCGCGGTATGGACGGCAACGGCGACCCATTCGCCAATCGCATCAAGTTGTCGGCGGCGCACATCGTCATCGAGAGCCACACGCTTAATGACGCGCTCGGTGGAGAAACGCTCGCGGATTACCGCCAGTACCTGGCCGATTGGGTTGTGGCTGTGAGAGCAGCGGGAAAGCTGCCTGTTCTCGAAGAATCGGGACCGGTCTGCGATTCCGATCATCCGCAGCTCGCCGCATACGTGCAGGCAATGGACGACGCGGCTACCGCTTACAACGTACCGATCGTCAAGCAATACGAATACATCAGCAACATGCCGGGCTGGAAGTCACACATGACGAGTTGCATGGTGCCTGACGCCTATCTGGACAGCATCAAAGCTCAACGCGAGGCCGATGTGGTCGGCCAGATCGTTAAATCACTCATCGGGGGATGAAATGAATACTCGAGAATTTGCACTGGCGGCCCTTCTCGCAATTGCAGCGACCTCAGCGCATGCGGACTACATCAACGACTATGTGCAAGGCGAAGTCGGCATAGGTGCGGCGCATTACACGACGCAGGACGGCCGCTGGTATCAGCAGGGCATGCCGAACGGCGACAACAAGCTGACGAGCAAGCCGCCCGCGTTTTCACTTGGACTCACTGGCCCGCTCATCACACGCGGCAAGTGGGGTGCTGACTGGCACGCAGAATACGTCAACCTCGGGCGCGCCGCAGCGTCATGCGCCTGCACGCCGCGTGACGAAAACTACGACGCGAACACGCACCACTTCACAAACCGTTTTGATGCGCCGGCCGCTTACTTCACCGGCTCGGGCCGATCGCAAGGCGTGGCGCTTACCATCGAGCCTTACTATTGGGCCTATGGTGTGCGCCTCGGCGTCGAAGCCGGCGCATACATCCACCGCGACAGTTGGTCCGAAGACGTCGTCGGATGGCAGATCGATAAGACGGTCGCTCCGCAGAACCTGCACCTTTCTGGCGCTCACTGGTCCGTCGCGCCGGTCGTCGGCGCATCAGTCGGTAACGGTCGATTCACGCTGTCCTATCGGCATTACTTCATGCGCGTCAGCAGCGAGAGCCGAAGCGTTCCGCCGCTTTGGAACGATGCCGACGTTCTGGAAGTGAAGGTGAAGTTTTGAGTCGAGCCGCAGCCTATGGCAAGGGGTACGAGTAAGGTCTGGTAACATTCCGCCGACCCAAACTGGAGGCGAATATATGGCTGTCGAACTGGATTTCTGGACGCATGCGCAAGCATACGTCGGCAACGGCAACGAGTATTATTTCATGGCTGGAATTTGTCAGCTTGAGTTGCTGAAAAAGAACGGACTCAGGCCCCATCATCGCGTGCTCGAAATCGGCTGCGGCGCGCTCGTCGCTGGGCGCCCGATCATGCAATACCTGAATCCAGACTGCTACGTAGGCATGGAACCAAATACGTGGCTCGTCGATGCTGCACGCAGTCACTTTCCTGATATGGACGGCATATTCCAGGAAAAGAAGCCCGTTTTCCTCTCGCGCACCGACTTCGATGCATCTGAACTAGGTCGCAAATTCGACTTCGTGTTGTCGCACTCGGTGCTGTCGCATGCCCCGCACTGGCAGCTCCCGATATTTCTGGAAAAGCTGTCGAATGTGCTCACACCGTACGGCATGATCATCGCGTCTCTGCGCATGCATGACGAGCATGGAAAGTTGATGGGCGACAGCATGCATGAGGATTGGCAGTACCCGGGTGCGACCTACTTTGGCGCCAAGACAATCGAACAAGAGGCGGCAAAGTTCGGCCTCACTGGCGAGCACCACCCTGAATATCGCGATTTCTTCACAAAGCATGTACCAAGCAACATTCACGACTGGATTCGCTTCAGGAAGAAATGGGTCTTTGGCGACATCAACAATCGACCAAAAGAGGCTTTGTACGGAACTGCCGACAAATCTGGGCTCGAACAGGAAGGACGTCGCTAACGTCAGGAAGTAGGAGGCGAAAACACCTTTCCGTCATAGGCCCAGCCCTGCGCTGGCTGCGGGTTGATGTCTGTGAAGTCCACCAGCGTTGCCACGAATTCCGGCGTGAAACGCTCTGCGATGGGGATCTCGTCTCCGGCCTTAAACGGCGGCGAGACTCCCTCACCAGAATCGACGTCTCTCGCCATCGGCTTGATGACCTCGAATACTGATCCATCTACGATACAGGCGTAAGTTTTCATTATGCGTACTCGTTGACAATGAGGATTCCACCCGCGCCTGCGCCTCCGGCTGCGGCTCCACCTGCTTGGTTCAAAGCCGTGCCACTTCCACCAGAGCCCGGATTAACGGCCGCCACTCCAGTTGTGTTGAACCCCGGTCCCGGCGCACCACTACCAAACTGCGAGTCACCGCCGCTACTTCCGTATCCCGCAGCTGACGTTAAGCCAATTGAGATCGGTCCTAGTGAGCGACGGATGGATAGCACGTTTGCACCTGTCGGAGCGCCGGAAAGAACTGAGTTACCATTGCTTGTGGGCGGGGTGACGTTGTTAAACAAACCACCTCCGGATCCTCCAGGTGCTGTCAGCAGCGCGCCAAAGGAGGTCGTTCCCCCATTGCTGCCCGCAGTGTTCGACGCGGCTGCGCCGCCCGCGCCAATGGTGACTGCCTGAGATGCACCGATCGTAGCAGCTGTAAAACGAGATTTTCCGTACGACCCCGCGACACCACCAGCGCCAAGCGAAACGGCCGAAGCACCGGCACCACCTGCACCCGCACCCGCACCACCACCGCCCTGAGCCTCAATCTCCGCCCATGTCATATTAGACAGAGGCGTGAACGTCGAGGCACCAGTCGTCGTCGGCCCCGTAAGGACGCCATTGACGATGGTCGTGACGTTCTGCACACCTGATACTAGCGTGTATATGGTCGTCCGCAGCAACCGCCCCGTAGCCTGCCCAAGCTGTAGAGCATGCTGGCTCTGCGTGGCGGGGGCGACTTGTACTGCGCCGCCGGTCGAGTCGATCAGCACATACGATCCGCCGCCGATCGAGCTATTCCACTGCAACCAAACGTCCCCGTTGACCGCGGTTTCGCCACCTTGCAACGCCGCGTGGGCAGCACCGACTACGGCAACTGCGCCGAGGCCATCGTTGAACGTCAGCGCGCCAGTGTTTGCGGCCGGTGCCTTGTAGCGCAGCACCATGCCGTCAGTGCGCGTCGTGATCGGCGGGCTGAATGCAGCGACGTGCGCGTTTGCCGAGCCGGTCGCAACCGCGTACAGGCCGTTCTGCTGGATCATCGACAGCAAACTGGCCGTCAGGAACGGTGCGCCGCTGTACTGGCTGATATTGGCCGAGGTGATGGTCGACGCGCCAAACGGCACCGTGACGACCCACAAGCCATTGAAGCCAGCGTCAGGCGTCGGCGTGATCTGCGAGCCGGTCGTGGCTGCGACGCCGGCCTTCAACTGAAGCTGCACCGTGTTGTCGCGCGCGGTCGTCTGTGACGTGCCGGTGCCGTTCGGCCCGTTGTATGCTTGCGACGGGTTCGACGCATTGTAGTAAGGCAATACAAGTGATCCAGTGTCGACCTCTTGAAACGCGCCCTGGATCAGGTAGTTGATCGAGAAGCCAGCCGTTCCCGGCGCGGGACACGAGAAGTTCTGCGCGTCGAGCAGGATGCCCTGCTTCATGATCTGGTGCGCGTCGGCGCTCAGCGACGACCATGCGCCAGTGTCGATCGCTTGCAGCGAGTAAGCGCGGCCCGGGTTGACGTTGACCGTCATGCCAGCCGGCGCAGTCGGCACGCAGGCGAGACCCGAGAACAGCGTCGAGGTGCCGAGCATGTCTTGCAGCACGTGACCGATCGCTGTCAGGACATTCTTCCCCGTCAGTAGCAAATCGGTTTCCAAAGGGACTTGACCAGCGTAGACGGTTTGTCGTTTCATGCTTTAGCCATAAAAAAAGCCCGCACGCGGCGGGCTTGGTTTCGAATTGGTGGTTGCTACAGCAAAAATCCTCTTTGCTGCATGAAATCAATTGGGTGTTTCGCGCTTTTACGCAGGTTGCAGTCCGGGCAAAGAATCTGCAGGTTATGTGGATGGTTCGATCCGCCAAGAGCCAGCGGCATCACATGATCGACGTGATACCGACGCTTAACCGATTGGCGGCAACAAGCGCACTTCCACTTTTGAGCCTTCAGAAGAAGCTCGACGTCGCGGTGCGAGTACGAGCCGTCAGCCATATTCTTGCGCGCACGCCTTCTGCTGGATGCCGCGCGCTGAATGCTGCGCTTCAAATCCTTATTGCGCTCACCCCACGAGCGCTGCATAGCCCTGACTATCGGGCCATTTTTAGAGCGCCACGTCTTTGACCGAAGCTTTACAGCCTCGGCATTTGCGCGGTAGTACTGGCGGCAATGACCACGGAACTTGTCCATGTTTTGCTCACGCCAAGCATATACGCCTTCCCGGATAGACGGGTCATCCCGATAGTCATCGCGACGCTTCGAATTCACTGCATCACGAATCGATGGATATGCCTCTCGCTGCCTTTTCAGAACCGTATCTCGATTAGCGACATACCATCGCCGCATGTCTTCTTTTCGCTTCTCAGGATTGGCTTCTCGCCATGCCTTGTGGTTCACCTTTTGGCAGTCCCTGCATACAGGTTGAAGACCGTGTTTCCCGCCCTTCTTCTTGTTGAACTCCGAGAACGGCTTATCCGTTTCACAGCGCGTGCAGACACGCGTGTTAATATCTTGGTCAGCCATCGTTCGCTCCCAATAGCGGATGGTGGTTAGGGAGCCCCGCACGTGTTACCAGCACGCCGGGGCTTCCGCTATTTTACGACGAAATTCTCATCCAAACTATGGTCGCAGCGGGAATAACAGATGCCACGGCGGCGAATATGTCGGCGTCTGTGACCGACTGCTGAACCTGACTCAGGTCTGCGTACTCTCCGCGCGACGCGGTGCTGTATCCCGATGGCGAACTGCCGTAGCCAGCGACGAACGGGATTCCCGTTCCAGATGGCCGGTACGCAGTCACGAACGCCTGATACTGGTGCAACAGCGAACCGTAAGCGCCGTTGATTCCGTAGCCGCCGACGTAGCCATACTTCGGCGCGACTGAGAACGCCATCGATATGCCGTCGCCAGCGCCGAACACCAAGTTCGTCACGGTCACCGTCTGCGACTTCTGTGTGCTCAGGTATCCTCCTGACCAAGACAGCGATGCACCGGCAGCAGGCGGCACGGCGAACGCGAGCGCGCCATTTGAGGAAAGCACGTAATCGGTGATCGTGACCGGAGACCCAGACGTCGAGATATAGGGTGTCGCTGCGCTCACAGCCTCGAGTTGCGTCCCGAAGTACCCTGTCGATGCCGTTCCGTTGTTCGCGTCCGGATAGAACAGCGCGCGCACGGTCGTGAAAGCACCAGTGTTAAACGCAAACGAAACGCGATACCAACCGTTCGGCGCTGCAACGATAGACACAGATCCGACGACGTTCGTCGACGTGGACAAAACTGGCGCTGCGCCTGTCATATCCAGCACAACACGGCATATCTCGGTAGCGATACTGCCGTCATAAACTCGAATGCCGGTGAGCGTCGCCGTGCCCTTCTGGACGAAAACGCTTCGTGTAGCAACCGATCCGGCCGTCACATTGGCTATTGCAGTCCGAGCTGATAGCGTGCCGCTCGTCGACGGCGTGAGCAGTGCGCCCGACTGCAATCCATCCGGACCGAGCAGGGTATTGACTGCGGCCGTCACGCTTACGAGCGTCCAACCAGTGCCGCCAACCGGGTTCGAATACGGATCGAGGTTGGTTCGCGGTGACGGAGAAAGAAGCTGATTGCCCTGCCAGTCGTTGCGGTAGATTTGCGCCGAGTTGATCGTGATCGCGTCGGTGCCGCCATAGCCGCCAGTATCGAGCGGCCGGCGCGGCTCCACGATGAGCGGCGCGCGCCCTGTCAGCGTCGTCAGCACCTGCACGACTGCCTTGCGCGTCGCCCGCTCGCGGAACAGGTTCACCGTGATCCGGTTGCGAAACGCGGTGTCGCTCTCCCCTGTCCTGCGCGGCAGCGTCGAGCCGAAGAAATCCGCCGATATGATGTCGAGCCAGCCGTCCGTCGCCGTCGCAATGCGCAACTGGAGCCGCGCATATGCAAGCACCGCGTACACGTTCGCGAAGATGGCCGCGAAGCCGTTGAGCAGCGCGGTCAGGATGGGCGGCGCATCGCCGAACCAGCCGCGCGGCAGGAGCGCTTGCAAGCGCCCCAACATGTCCTGCTGATCGCCAGTCGCCATTAGGTCACCGTGATAGTTGCCGCTTTCACGACAGTTTTTGCATCGGCGGTCACATCGGACGTCCCACCGTTCAGCGTCACACCTGTGACGTTCGTCACGCCGGGCGAAGCGTCATACGCGACCTGCGCGAGGCGCGAATAAGCCAGCGAACTGCCGAGCGGCAGCGTGTTGATGTAGTTTTGAAGCGCGGTTTGAACCAGCGCCGCGACGGTGCTGTGCGTGTAGCCGGCTGCCGTGGCGATCGCCATTGCGACGGTTGCAGTCACGACGATAGGCTTCTTCACGTCGAACGTGCTCGTGAACGGCCGCACCGCGTCGATCGCGTTGTAGACGGTCGAAACCAGCGTATCGGATGGAGTGCCAGAGCCATCGTCGACAACGACCCAAAAGAAGCCGGGCTGATAGACGCCCGCATACGTGTAATTCTCGGTGATCGTGTATGTCAGACCCTGCTGCAGCGACGTTATCGCATTGCCGATAGCTGCTTTCGTCGCCTTCGACAGGCTCAGTAGCCACGATTGGAAGCGCGCAAGCGCGTTGGCGTCCGTCTCCGCGTCAACCGCGTTCGTGAAGGCTGCGGCGTTCGTCACCG